CATGGATGTCTTCTTCGGCATACTCTTCGTCCATCAAGGACTCATAGATGTCACGGGATTTTTCAACTACGATATCGTGAAACAATGCACGGGCTTTTGCGTCGTCATCATTTATAATGTGTTCAATCAGCTGTTCATATTTGTTCATACAGAACTCCTTTAAATAATATGGCTTGTACTCTATTTACTAAACTGCTTAGATTACGGGGTTAAATGGGTGTTTTTTGAAGGATTTGTCAGGACTATACCGCGGGAGCGGCTGCAGGAAGCTTGTATTGCTTGGTGATTTGTTCTAGTTTGTTCTCGTGTTCAACTTTGCGTACATCATTGGCCATGCGTAAACGATTAAGATCTGCCAGCGTCAAACGTGTTTTACGCATGTCACTCAACTTCATGGTAGTGTGGTCAGCTGAATCAGACTGGTATCCAGGAACAGGTAAATCGTATAATTCATTAAGTATCATATTGTTATTTAACCAAATACTCAAATTATACCATTGGTGCTGCAGTGGCACCAGCTGCTGCACCTGGTTGAGGGCCGCCCATGGGACTCATGGCGGCCATTTCAGTTGGATTAGCCCCTAGCTCACTGCCTTCAGCCGGAGGCGCTACATTATCCAAATCGCCTGCAATACCACCAGGGCTGATGCCCACGCTGCGCAAGTTTGGATCATCTGCAGGTGCTGCGTCCACATCACCTTGTTCCTCGGCCCACATTGTTTCATTTTCGCTCATCTCTTGCTCAGTTAATCCTAGATAACGCTTCATTAGCCAGCGTTTGCTCATGTATGGAGTTTGCTCTAGTGCCACAAATGTATTGATCCTGGCTTGATCTATGTCTGCTTGACGATATTGTGCAAAGTTTTGTGGCTCTTCAAAGATCAAATCAAACAATTGGCCATCAATGTTGACACCGCGCCACCGCATGAACAACTTGAACTCGGCATCTAATTTGTCCACAATCATGGCTTGTAAGCGTTTACAGTACTGATTAAAGCGCCATTCTTGTATGAGTGCTGTGCCTACTCTGCCGTCGGTGACAGACTGCGTTCCATCGTCTACTCCAGTAGGCAAATAGCTACTAGGAATACGCAGACCGCGGAATAATTTGTTGGTAAAGAAGCGTAAATCAGTAATTTCGCCTAGGTTACTTGCTCCTGCTAGCGTATCAATTGAGCTGCCTCTACCGTCTGATGTCACTGGAAAAAAGTAATCTTCCATTTGACTTAATGGATTATAAGTGGCATCCATCATGTTTGCGCCACCGCCACTTTGTGTAGGAATTCTACGCTGATGGATTTCGTTTTTGATCTTTTCCACAAATGCCATGGCCATGTGTGCTGGCATGTTACCTACGTCAATTTTGAATACTCTACGCTCTGGCGCACGTTGCACACGATAGATGATAATAGCATCTTCTAGCAATTCTTTCTGTTTAAACACCTTGAAAACGTTCTCTAATACACTGTTTCCAAACGGCCAATATACGTCTAATCCTTCAGTCAAACTCAGATGTACCACATGTTCTGCGTTAATTGCAGCTTCGTTTTGTGCATGAGTAAAGCGGCTTCCGCCACTATAAGGTGTAGCAGGCTGCACATAACTGCCACTGGGACCACCCACTTGCGGATGATTGATATAGGTGTCACTTGTTGAAACTGCTGTAACAGTTAAGTTTTGAAAGTTGGGGTTAAGGTCTTTCACAATGTATTGCTCGGGTTTTTTGCCCTCTGCTTCGTTAACAATAACCTTGACCACTTTGCTCATTTCAACCCACATTATCTTGAATGTTTCTGGGTCTCTTACAAAAATTTGATCGCCATACTTGATGGTATTGCGCACAATTTTGAATATTCTTTTGTTTAATTCATTCAACGCCACCCACTGTTGTAGCTGTTCTTTGATGATTTTGACTTCATTGTCAGTGGGCTTTTCTTTAAAATGAATATCAAATGCAGTATGATTGGCCAAATTCTTCTGCGTCATAAACTCAGCCAAAATGTCTAGCGCAGCATTGATCTCCGAATCCATGTCCATTTGTTCGTATTGGTTGTAACGTTCAGTACGATTTGGATGTCCAATATACACTTCAGGCAAGCTGCTTTGGTAATTGCGGTACCCGGGGTCGGGCATGCGGCCGCTACCAATTGGGCTTATATTGCTAGGTAAGTTGGATGATTTAAAATATTTACGCCATGTCATAGATAATCTCAGTATTGTATATTTACCGGCTTAGGCGAGAACGTTAGCTATATTTTCACTAGCCCGAACATTCTCTTGCATTGCAGTTACCAGTTCAGTCAGTTTGGTAATTTGCGCATTCAGACTCAGCTGTTGTTCTTTGGAACTGTTGACCATTTGAGAAGAAAGATTGTCAATAGCAGTTGACAATACCACAGTATCAAATTTTCCTACTGCTGCAGTAAATTCTTCCGGAAACGGTTGATCAGATTTTTTTGTTTGTTTGTCAGCATTGATTCTTTCTTGTTGGAAATCCCTCATTGCTGTAACATAACTGTCTTGGGACTGCTTGATTGAATCAGTTACTGCAGCGCCAAGTAAAGGCATTGACTGCGTTATACCATCCAGCATTTGAAAATCTGCTTTATTATTTTTTACTGCAGAAATTGATGATACAATACTTTCAGACATTGTATTTGACGATTCACGAATTGCACTATCAATACCTATTTGATATTGCCTAGACAATTGATCAGTATTGGGCATTGATTTGGCCAATGATTGCATAGCGTCACTAGTTTTAGTGCCGGATTCTGTAGTTAATTGAGCAAGACCCGCAGGTTTAGTGGCAACTTGAGGTTTGTTGCCAATGCCAGCATCAGAATTAAAATTTGCAATGTTATCAAATTGTCCACGAGTAAGTACCGTTTCTCCTTTGGCTACTTTGCCGTAAAAATCCTCTTTTTCAAACAGGCTACCAGTCATTCCTAGCGTACCAGAATCACGTACTCCCATTTTACTCAACAGTTCGCTGAACATCTGTATTAGTGTGTTGGCCGATGCAACCGGAGCACTGTTTGATTCAGCCGCCGCTGCGGCCTTGCCGGTGTCAGCTTTTGCACCAGACTTGGTAGATGGGAACCATTCATCTACTTTTTGTTTGATATCCTTTAATATTCCATCAAAACCATCAATGAGTTGTTTTTTTACCGAAGAAACAGCTTGTCCCATAGTGATGTCACCAACTACAGCTTGTTCAAAACTGGCTGCTGCATTGCTCACTCCTTTTACTAATGCTGTTACTGCTGGTACCACTTTTGGCAATGCTTCAGTGGTTATAGTATTCAATGCTTTTGTCATGTTTGCTGATGATTCGGTCATAGTAGAAACACCGGTTGTTAACACTTCTGTAGTACCTTTAAGTTTTTCTGCACTTGCCTGAGCTTTTTCAGTTGCGCCAGCTGTGATGTTTGTGTTTGATAAAATACCGTTAACCGCGGTAGTGTATGTCTGCACTGCACTTGACAATGTTCCGCCTGCAGCTAATACTGTATCGGTCGTTGCAGCTAGACCTATTCCTAATTTGGCTTGTCTTTCTAGTTCTGTCTTTAAATCTTCGTTAGCTTTTGTTGTAACGTTTTGCATGTCAGTGGATCCTGATTGGACACCTTGGCCTATTTTTACTATATACCCACGCATTTCCTCACTCATGGCCACTGCAGGGTCAAATGTACCAGTAGTCAGATAACGTGTTAATGCATTCTGCATAGTTTGCCCTGCTTCTGGGCCTAGTTGTTGCATACCCCTATTAGCTTCTGTTAGTGCTTTTCTTTGGTCATCAGTCAGTTTGGCCATCAAGGATGCCCGCATGGTATCCTTGGCTGCTTTATCTGCGATTGCTTTGGCATCTTTGCCTGTCAGTTCCTGTAGTACCTTTAAATCAGTAGCATATTTAACAGTGGCATCAGCAACTTCCTTGCTGGACATTGCTCTAACACGATCAATTCCCACTATAACACGTTGTTGTGCTAGATAACTTGCTGCCAATGTGGATTGTTCTTCAACACTGTATCCCAAGTTTAATAATGCATGCCTCACTGTTTTACCACTGCTGTCAACAGACCTGCTCATTGCATTAGATACATCAGCTAAACGGGTTATACCATCACTCAGTGTACCACCAAATGATTTAATGTTATCCCTACTTCCTTCGACCACACGAGAAAATTGTTCAAAAGTCAACCCAGTTTTACCTGTGTTAACTCGCATCTCGCCCAGTCCTTCAGAAAAAATTGCACCCATTTTATTATATCTGGACATGGCCTGTGCAGATTCTATCAACTGGGTTGACAGTATATCTATGCCGCCTTTGCCAAGTTCTGTAACTAGATTAGTGAATCCAGACAGTGCTTGACCAGGCACACCTGGGATCATTGAGCCAAGCTTGCCCAAAGCGCCACCAGTAAGATCTAGTCCGGCCCTGAGCGCACTGGTCGAAAGAACAATTGGATCTATGCCGCCACGGCTTAGACTCACAAATGCTCTAGACCATTCCTGGCTTATCTGTGTTGAGGTTGACAGTAAACTATCAGCAAATGTACCCACTGTTGCTGAAGTTTGCTGAAATGATCCAACAATGGTTGACACAACGTTGCTGATACCTGATCCAAGTCCGGATATAGCAGCGTCGCTTCGTTGTGCCGATACCGCAGTTTTTTGCATGGATGAATCAGCTGAACTTGCTGATTGACCTATATTCTTGAGATCAGCCGCTATTTGTGTGGCTGCCTGTCGTTGTCGTTGATTGCTGCCACTCACTGCAGACACCAAAGATTGCAGTGTTGATTCTGACGCTGCACCATCAACTTGAACTGTTTGACCGCCAACTGAAAAAGTAATTGCCATGGGATTTTTTCCAAATAAATAGTTTTATAATACTATTTATAGGATCAATTATGGCTGTGAATTCCAATAACCCGCTACAAAAACATTTTAGACAACCCGCAGTTTACCTACGCCTGCCAGCCGGTGGTAGATTTTGGGACTCAAAAGCATTAGAAATGCCCGAATCCATGGAAATACCCATCTATCCCATGACCATCAAAGATGAGATCACCATCAAGACCCCAGACGCATTGATGAACGGGCAAGGGGTAGTTGATGTGATACACAGTTGTTGCCCCAGTATCAAAAATGCATGGGCAACACCGTCGGTGGATCTTGATGCTATTTTTATTGCTATCAGGATTGCCAGTTACGGGTCAAGCATGGACATTGATTCTGTTTGCCCGCATTGCGGAGAGGAAAATAGACACGCAGTTGATCTTACACAATTGCTAGACAGAATCCAACCACCAGACTATGCACCTGTTGAAATTGAAGATTTGACCTTTGAATTCATGCCACAAAACTTCAAAAACTACAATGATGCCAACTTGGTTGTGTATGAGCAACAAAAACTAATTGCTGCAATTACTGATAGTACCTTGACCGACGAGGAAAAAGTACAGCAGTTTAATACTATTTTTCCTCGCTTGACAGACATGAACGTTGGTAATATTGTAAACAACATTTTGGCCATCAATGCCAATGGCAGCAGGGTCACTGAAAGACATCATGTGAAAGAATTTATCATGAACTGTGATCGTAAAGTGTTTGCTCAAATAAAGCAAACAGTTGATGCCTTTGCCAACTCTGCTAAAATTAAATCATTAGCGGCACAATGCACCGCTTGTTCAGGCACGTACTCGCAAGAACTCACGTTCGATCAAGCAAATTTTTTCGTGTAAGGCTTTTGACCATGTCCGACCAAGACATAGTCTCGTACTTTGATCAGCTGGAAAGACAGTCAAAAGCCTTAAAGGAAGAAGCACTAAGACTCGCGTGGTACATGCGTGGTGGACTAAGCTACGACGATGCCATGTACTTGAGTCAATCTGATAGAGAAATAATTGGTAAAATTGTTAAAGATAATTTAGAAACTGCTAAAAAAAGTGGAATGCCATTTTTCTAATTGAGTATCTAATCATTCAAGACTAACTTCGTTAGTCTATTGATGTCGCTTGCGCTCATCAATGTTTTCTTAAAAGCAGCTAAGACAGTTTCATCTAGATTAATCAGTCACTCTTTGCCCTGGGCGGGCAAAAAATATATTGCGCTTCATCTGAGTAGCACAGTCACTGATATTAGAGCATTACAGAGGCGGTTGTCCTGTACCTCGAGCTCCGTCTTTATACAACGGCAGGTTAGTTTATACATATCAGCATACAATTAACCCTGCGATATCGCTATCGCGTCTTTTAGCTTGTTATTATCTTCAAACAATCAAATCGCAGCGTTTAAAAGCGATCTTCATCCCAAGGGGTAGTGATTGAGTGCTCGTTGCAGCGACGAGGCTTCCGTCCCTGTGATCTGTGATCCAGGTATAGGGCACACGATGTTAGCTTGTGCTAGCTCAACTGCCTAACTTGTTTTTGATGTGGGAGCCATGGACACGAACGCTGATCTGTCCGTTATAATAATCATCTGATTCTAAGACTTGGTGTCTAAATTGTTCACGTGCTTCGATGTAGGAGCACTCTGATTTGGATTTGCAATAAAAAAGTATTTCTCTAGTAAACTTGTCTGAGCCTAATATTTCTATGTCTTTGTTTAGTTCGTCGTTTGAGCCATAATATGTTTGCCAATCTGAATCTATTTTACTTCTAATTTTCTTTCTTTTTTTGTTACCATTTTTGAGCTTTACTACTCGATAAGTAGTTTTGCTAAATTTAGCAAGTTTTTTACCTATGTATTTACGACCCGACACTGTATTTGTAATAATATAAACATACCCGACGCAATCTTCGGGTAATGTTTCAATCTGTGTGTTCTCAAATAACCATGTCATGTAACATAATTATGCCTTGTAATCAAGATTGCAATAAAATGTTATTTCTTCAATACAGGTACTTGGACTAGTGGTCACTGCATATTTTATAAAATCTGACACTTCTGCCAGGTTAATACCGTTGCCAGTCCATGTTGCACGACTGCGACTAAGCTCTGTATCTAAGCGATCTAGAGTAATCAAGGTTGTTTTAAACGGTACATGATTGGTCTTAAATGATGCGGTACACTGCTTACTGGCATGGGCCAGTGCTGCTTTGGCCACACGATACGTTTCAAAGCCAGGCTCACGAGCAACAATACTTTTTTCTCCGGTACTGCCTACGTTAAAAATATAACCCAATTTACCTGCCTGTTTCCATGCATCGTACACTGCT